CTCCTGAGGGTGGTCATGGTTCTGACCATGAAACAGAACTTAATGGTAAGCGTGTCATGACAAACATCCGCCTTACCTATTCTGAAGGTCAAGGTGACTTCCCTGTAGATAACGACTTCCGTCGTATCGGTATTATTGCTGATCCATATAACTATGGTACTACAACTTTTGCTACTGCTGATACTCTTTCTGGTCTAAAAGCAGTTAAGATTACTGGTGCTTCTGCAGACTTCTCTGTTGACGAGAAGATTACTCAGACTGTAACTGGTGGTACTGCATACGGCACAGTTGTTTCTTGGACACTAGACAGTGGTTCTACGACCGCTGGTGTTCTTAAGTACATCCAAACCAACGATGCACATACAGATTCTGGTGTTGTAAGAGCATTTGAGTCTAATGGTTCTAACGCCATCACTGGTGAGTCTTCTACCGCTTCTGGTAACGTAGATACAAGTTATGGTTCTGCTCTACTAGGTGTCACTTTCGCAAGTGGTCTTGCTAACCCAGAGATCGAAAATAACTCTGGTAACGTCATCTACGTTGAGAACCGTCGTCTCATCACTCGTGCTCCTGACCAAATTGAAGACATCAAGCTTGTAATCGAGTTCTGATACTCTTTGATTACTTCGCTAAATACTTCAACGAGAATACTAGTATTATTGGCGGAGTACGATGCCTCAAAAGACGAACCTTAATGTAAGTCCTTACTACGAAGACTTTGATGCGAACAAGAACTTTTATAAGATTCTTTTTCGTCCAGGGTATTCGATCCAAGGCAGAGAATTAACGCAGGTTCAATCGATTCTCCAGAATCAGGTTGAAAGCTTTGGTAAATATGCATTCAAGCAGGGAGAACTTGTCATCCCTGGTGAGGTAGGTCTTAATACAAAATTAGATTACGTTAAACTATCGTCTGTCTCTGAGGTTGCTATTTCAGAGGGAGACGATATTGTTTATAAGAAGTATGATATTTCTCAACTAGTCGGTCAACAACTGATTGGTTTAACTTCTGGTGTCAAAGCTACTATTCTCGCAACAACTTTAGCAACAGAAACTTCTGCTGATACTATCTACGTTAATTATATTAACAGCGGTAGTTCTAACACAGAACCTACATTCCGTCAAGGTGAGACTCTAGAAGTTGTTGATGGTGTTAATACTCCTCTCCTAGTTGTTGGTACAGATGGTAGTGTACTTCCTACTAGTATTTCTATTACTAATCCTGACACTGGCGAAACCACATCGCTAGAAAGTCCTGCAATGGGATATGGTTCTGCTGTTAAAGTAGAAGAAGGTATTTACTTTGTCAATGGTTACTTCGTCCGTTGTGATGAAGAATTGCTAGTTATTGATGAATATTACAACAAACCGTCTGCAAAGGTTGGTTTTACAATTAAAGAGGAGATTGTAACACCAGAAGAAGATGCATCTTTGTATGATAATGCAATTGGTTCATCTAACTATACTGCACCTGGAGCACATAGACTAAAAATTAGTCTTCAATTAAAAGAGTTTTCTCTGAATGCAATTACTGATAAAAATTTCATTCAGTTACTTACTGTTTCTAGAGGACAAGTTCAAAGTAAAATTTCCTCTACAGATTTCAGTGTATTAGAGCAAACATTAGCACGTAGAACTTTTGATGAGTCTGGTGACTATGTTGTTGATAACTTCTCTGTAGATATCAGAGAGTGGGCACAAAAAGATGGCAACAAAGGTTTGTATGCTGTAGACGATTTTGGTCTCTACAATGGATATGACAATGGAACAGCAGCTAGAAAGATGGTTGCCAGCATTGGTCCTGGTAAAGCATATATCAAAGGATATGAGATTGTTAACAAAGAAACCAAGTATCTTGAAATTAATAAAGCAAGAGAAAGTCTTTCTAGTCAAAATGTGACACTTAAGTCTAGAGGTCTTCCTTCTTTTAGCATCACTAATGTTTATGGAAGTGTTCCTCTAAACAAAGAAGGATCAGATCTCACTGCATATCCTGATGTATTCTTATACTCTACATTCAATGACGGTTCTATTGGTCTGAATAATACAGAACTATCTACAGATCATAGACAAACAATTAGCAGAAGAGGATTAACATTTACTCCTAATGATGGTATTAAAACCATCACTCTACAAATCACCAACCCAGTAACTTTAATTGGTGCAGTTACAGATGCAACATTCCAAACTCAATTTGGTGAGTTGTTCTATATTAAAACTAGAAGTGATGTCGGAACACCAACAGCTGTTGGTACTTTCAAAACACTATCTTTTGCAACTACTAACAAACCACTAATCAATCCATCTGAGAGTGTGCAGTTCTTAGAACTAACTGTCTTTGGTCCTAAGAATGAAATCGAGGCATTACTTTTAGAATATGATCTTTCTGACAATGAAAATAAGAGAAAGATTTATCTATCTGAAGCAGATGCACAGGCAGATGCTGATGAATTTGGTTTCATTGTTGATTATTCACCAACAATCACTCCTGTTATCGGTAAAGCAAAACCAAACAACTTCTTCTTGAAGAAAAGAGGATCTGGTTTCAATTCAGATTCTGATATTGTTTTGTCTAGAGGCAGACTAGCTGCAGGAACTACGGCATACAATGGAACATTTGGTATCTCTTATTTTGATCCTCAGTTCTTTACAAAAATTACACTCGAATCTACTCCTACTGGATATGATGAAGGTAAGTATGTATTTGGTGTAGACAGTGGAGCATACGGCGTTGTAGAAGGAACTCCATCAGGAGTATACACTACAGGTAATCTATTATATGTCAGAACACTGTCTGGTAGATTTTTATCTGGAGAAACAATCAGAGATGAAGATGGTAATACTGTAAGAATTGCTAGAGAAAATACCATCTCTCACTTTGTTGTTCAAAATAGAGGTCTTGGTTATGCAGATGGCGTAACGCTCTTAATTAATGGACAAGAGTATGATAGTTCTAAGATTGAATTATTGAAGAGTGTAGATGGAAAAGTTTATAAAGCAAGTGTTGTAAATAGATCTTCTGTTTCTATTGAATATGCACAACCACCTGCAGTAACTGCTAAAAACCCAGATGCTGCTGGAACTCCAAATGCCGCTGCTTCTATTGTTCCTATCTTGTTCAGAGATACTGTAACGACTTACACACCACAAAATGTTAAGTCTATCGGTTGCTCATATGGTTCTGGAAATTCAAATACTTTCTCTGCAGACGTTGTAGTTGATAGTCAAGAATATTCTGAAATTAAAACTGTTACTGATTATTCTTTCTTTGGATTCCAAGGTGCTACCTTTATTGAATCTACTAGTTTCAGTGCAGATGCTTCTAATGCAGTACAACAGGGTGATTTAGTTCAGTTCTCTGATGATAATAATAATCTTGTCAGGGCAATTGTACAATATGCTACAAAGCAAGAAGGTTCATACAAGTCTAGAATTTACCTAGACACTGCTTTACCAGGAGCAGTTACAAATGCAAGTATCGTAAGATTGCGTCCAAAGGTAGACAATTCTACAAGTGGCACACTACTATTCTCTACTGGTAGTAAGCAAATTTCTCAAGTTTCTGCTGGTGGCGATGATACTAAGATCAAGTATTATTTCCGCAGAGATTTTGTAACCACAGCATCTACTGGTGGTGGTACTATCACATTTGCTGCACAGTTACCATTTGGTACACAGAGATTTGCAAGATTTACCGAAGAAAACTATATTGTTACTGTTCTTGATCCAGGTGACGCACCTGATATTATCAGGGGAGATATTATTTTCTTAGAAGAAGATGCAGTAGAAATTTCTTCTTCCACAGACACTTCCAGTGGTTTAACTTCTGGTAGTATTAGTTTGAATCTACCATCCAACTACTTTGGAGATATTCCTTCTAATGGAACGTTCCCTAAACTTAAGTTGACTGCAACTCTAGAAGTAGAGAATGCAAAACCAAGACTTAAGACTGTAGTTAGAAACAAGAGAATTACAGTTACATCTGCTGGTGACCGTGTTGTACCTCTTAGAGGAACAGATTATGATACAGAAGTTGTAGAAATTCTATCATACTCTGATGCATTTAAACTCAAATATGTTTATGAGGGCACCTCTTCACAACCACCTCAGATTGACACTGCTGGCAATCTAATTTCTGGTACTGACGTAACATCTAGATATTCTTTTGACAATGGTCAAAGAGATACTATTTACGATGTGTCTCGTATTGTTTTAAAACCAGGATTTGAAGCAACAACTGGACAACTTGTAATTGCATTTGATTACTTTGAGCATTCTCAAGGTGATTTCTGTACTATCGATAGTTACTTACATGAAGCAGGTATTGGTGAAGATGAAATTCCTACATTTGATTCTTCTGTACTAGGAATTACCGAACTCAAGAACGTTATTGACTTTAGACCTAAGGTAGATAGCACTGCTATCATTCCTGGTTTCCTTGACACTTCCACCTTAGAAAGAACAGAAGGGTCATTTGCTGGATCTGGAGCAATTATTTCTAGTAGTCCTGCTCCCGATATCAATCTAGAATATACTTTCTCCTTTAGTCAGAAACAATACTTAGATCGTATTGATGGTATTTTCTTAGATAAGAAGGGTGATTTTATTGTCAAAGAAGGAAACTCTTCCCTCAACCCATCTAAACCAGATCCTATTGAAGATGCTGTACCTCTCTTCTATGCATATATCCCTGCATTCACGAAGACTAGTAAGGATGTAAGAATTACTCCTGTTGATAACCGTCGTTACACAATGCGTGACATCGGTAAACTAGAGAAGCGCATTGAGCGTCTTGAATATTATACCACACTTAGCATCCTAGAGCAGCAAGCTCTTAATATGCAAGTCAAAGATGAAATTGGACTTGATAGATTTAAGTCTGGATTCTTTGTTGATAACTTCGAGGCACATAAAGTAGGTAATCTTAAGTCTTTAGATTACAGATGCTCTGTTGATCCACAACAGTCTGTATTACGTCCACAATCAAAAGAAGATTCAGTTCATCTCGTAGAAGTTAACACTAGAGAAGACCAAAGATCTGTTTCTGGTTATAAAAAGACGGGCAATATGGTAACGTTACCATACACACCACTCTCCTTACTAGGAAATAGTTTCGCATCTTCTAAACTAAATCCAAATCCATTTGTTGTTCTTCAGTATGTTGGAGATAGTGAACTAACACCTTCTATTGACCAATGGTATGATCAAAGTGTAGAACCTGTTGTTGTAGATACAAACACAGATCTCTTTAATATTTTCTTAGCAAAAGAAGATGTTAAAGAAAGTTTCTCCAGTCTTCACAATTCATTTGTAATTAACTGGGTTGGAGCTTCTTCTTCATTCACAACAATCAATTCTCTTGGTGGTGTAAATTCTCAAGTAGCAAACACTGCTGTACAAGCAGCATCTGTTGGTAGTTCTTCTAACATTAGTCCTCAGAACAATGAGGTTGGTAAAGGTTTACAAACAAAAACTGTTGGAGATAGTGTAGTTGCTACATCCCTATCTTTCTTCGCAAGAAGTGTTCCTGTCAAGTTCAAAGTTGGCAGAATGAAACCAAATACTAGAATTTATGTTTACCTAGAGGGTAGAGATATTTCTAGATGGGTTAATCCCGATTTGAGATTTACAGGAATTGCTGGAAACTCTCTATCTGCATTCAATGGTCAAATTACCACAGATGAATATGGTAATGCATCTGGTTTGATCTTACTTCCTGCTGGAAAACCACCTGAGGAAAATGCAACATGGAGTGGTGATGTAGGTACAGTAGCATATGATAATTCTGCTGAAGAATTGAATTTTACTTCTGGAATTCTAACTTTCAGATTTACTTCTAGTGCAACTAACGAAGCAAAACTTGGTGTAGATTCTTATACCGAAGTCAAGTATTATGCAACTGGTATTCTTCCAGAGAATCCTTCTAGCATTGTATCTACAAAACCATCCACATTCAAATCTAACGAAGGTGTACAACTTATTGAGAGCAATACTGACAATCCAGTAAGACCAAACCCTCTCGCTCAGACTTTCAAAGTTGAAAATCTAGATGGTGGTTGTTTTGTTACTGGTGTTGATCTCTACTTCAATAAGAAGAGCACTAACATTCCAGTTAAAACATATATTACCAATGTAGATGCAGAAAAACCTGCTAAGAATATTGTTCCTGGATCTGAAAAGATTCTATCACCAAATACTTTCCTTAAGTGTTTTGCTAGTGGTAATATGTCAGTTCTCAAAGGAGAGAATGTAACTGGTGCATCTTCTGCTGCTTCTGGTCCTATTCTTAAGATCTTTGATAAGAACAATGTAGAACTAGTAGCTACTGCATCTGGCAGATACAGTCTTACTAATGAGCAGGTTTATACAGTTGTTCTTAGCAACCATAATGGCAAATCTTTCATTCCAAATGAAGATCTAATTATCCCATCTGTAACTCTTGCTAATGCAACTGATGGTACAGATTTTGTTCTTGCTATTGCAAAAGATAGTGGCAAATTGTCTGACATCAGAATTACAAATCCTGGTCTAAATTATGATAGCGCAATCATTAGTATTGAAAGTCCACAACTTCCTGGTGGTTCTAGTGCAACTGCAAGCATTGAAGTATCAGGTGGAAAGATCTACAATGCTGAAGTCGCTCTACCTGGATTTGGATATACCGAAGCACCTTCTGTTGTTGTTAAGGGTGTTGGAAATGGTGCTGGAGGGTGTGAAATTCAAACCTTTATTGAGATCGATACACCCGCAGTTAGAATGGGCGTAGCAACCGATCAGGAGGGTGTTACAGAGTCTACTACACCTACACACTTTGCGTTTGATTATCCTGTATATCTACAGAATAATACTGAGTATGCACTTGTAGTTGAAACTGATTCTATTGACTATGAGTTATGGTCTTCTAAGTTAGGAGAAACCGATATTGCTACAAGTACGGTCATCACAACTCAACCATCTCTAGGTTCGGTATACCGTTCCCAGAATACCGAAAGTTGGACTGAAGATATCTTCGAGGATCTTAAGTTCACTATGTATCGTGCTGAGTTTAATACTACAAGACCAGCAGAACTTCTAGTTAAGAATAGCAGTCTTGGTTATGAACTATTGAATTCTAATCCATTTGAAACTAGTGCGAGTGCAAATACAAATGCAACATCTAAGTTATTTAAAAACAATAACTCTATTGTTAAAGTAAATCATAGAGATCATGGATTTGAAGACACTGGCAACTCTTATGTTTTCTATAGAACTGCATTAGGAACAGGTGGTATTACATCTTCTATTCTTAATAGCACTTTATTCCAGGTATCCAACTCTGGCATTGACGCATATAATATTTCCTCTAGTTCTCAGGCAGCAGGAAATTCTACTGGTGGAGGAGATGCTGTTTATGCTTCATTCAATAGAAAGTATGAGACATTATATCCACAGGTTAGATACTTGTCATTTACTGGAACTACTTTAAACACAGAAGTTAAAACAACTAATGTTGTTCCTGTAGATTCTAACACTACAAATTACACTTCTTATTCTCAGACAGAATATGAAAAAACTTTCTTGAATGAACCACATTATTTCACTAATCAGAAGTTTATTGCTTCGGATATCAATGAAACTTTGAATAATATGTCTGAGTCACTTACATACAAAATGACTCTTACTTCTAATGTGTCTCATTTGAGTCCAATTATTGATCTTTCTAGTGCTACTGTTAAGACAGTGACAAATAGAATTGAAAATGCTACGGGTAAAGAGGACAGATTTGGTAGAAGAGATCAAGTGATTGAATTCTTCCCAGTTTATCAGTTCAACCTTGCTGGAAATGGTGCAACAGAACTACAAGCAGATCAAACAATCAAAGGTCTCACTACTAAGACAACTGGTACTATTGCAAGAGTCAATGGCAATGTTGTTTATGTAAGAGTCAAGACATCTCAATTCTTCCAAAAAGGTGAGATAGTAACTCTTGGAAATCAGTTAGGTTTAAGCAACGTCAGTGTAGATTCCAACCCAACTCAAGTTCTATTCAATATTGATGATGCTGCTACTGTGGTAGCACGTAATCCAAATGTATTACTTGAAACTTATGATAATGTCATTACTGGAAAAGCAGTTATTTGGAATAGTCAAACTCAAAAACTAACCCTAAGAACTGACATCAATCCAATTAACGATAATTATGATGAGAGAATCATTGATAACGTTCTCTATAACAGAAACGCAGTTACTACAGATCAACTTCCAGACATCTTCCGTGTAGGAGACTTTGTTAAGTATCCTAATCAACCAGACGAGGAGAAGTCATATTTGGAAGTTGGCAAAGTAACTTATACAAATGGTTTGGACTTTGTTGCTGAAGATACATCTAAGAATGGATCTGCTGTTGCCAAATATGTAACTAAAGAAGTTGCTATTACAAATCCAGCTACTGCAATTGATGTACATCTACTTGCAAATGTCAAGGATATTTCTAACTTGCAGGTCTTCTACAAGTATAAGAGAGCATCTAGTCAGGAAAACTTTGAAGATATTGATTGGATCTATTTTAATGAGTCTGGTGAACCAGATACATTTGAGATTGCAACTAGTGAAAACACAATTTCTGGCATTGTAGAAAAGCAAACTGCATATCAAGATCTTAAGTATAGTGTAGCAAATCTACCAGAATATTCATCTTTCGCAATTAAAGTTGTGATGAAAGGAGTAGATCCTGCATACGTTCCTAAGGTTCAGGACATTCGTGCTGTTGCTGCATTCTAATTTCCGCATATGGACTTTGTGAAAGTTGAAGGGCATGATGGTCTCGTTAGAGACGAGACCACAGGTGCCATCTTGAATTTGGATGATTCTGCCATAGCTGCAAGGAGAAAATCCATGCAGTTAAGTTCCGCATTGGACGACATAAATACATTGAAGAATGAAGTCTCTGAACTCAAGTCCATACTGCGAGAGTTAATCCAAAATGCCAGCAATTAATGTAGCACGCACTGATACCTTTGAACAACAAAGGTTGAAAATTAATCAGATCAGTACCCAAATTTTCACGGTTACTGCTGGTGGATCCGATCTTTCTACAGGAAACCTAAAACTAGGAGACGGACTAGTATCTGCGCCAAGTTTGGCGTTTGTAAACGATGCTCAGTTGGGTATCTATCGCAACGGTACAGGTGTACTGGGATTTGCTAGTAACAGTAAAAAATTATCAGACCTAGCAGCATCTAGTGTCAAATACTATAGAGACTTTGTAATTGAGAAGAACAGTCTCGATACACTAGGTATTGCAATTAACAATGCTGGTTCTAACTATGATGGTGGAACCTATTCTGAGATTCCTGCTATTGGCGGTACTGGTGATGGTGCTACCTTTGGTATCGAGGTAGATGGATTCACTGGTTCTATCACACAGAATGGTACAGGATACACACCTGGCGTATATCTAAACATTCCTGTTCTTGGTGGCAATGGATCTGGTGCCACTATCGACTTCACAGTTGATCAAATTGGTGGTGTTATCACAAACGGTGGTATCAACTATGCTGCTGGTGGTTATACAAATATTGCAGTAACAGGTGGCAGTGGTCAGCAGATGACTGCTGATATTACTGTTTCTGCTTTTGCAGCAACCGTTACCTCTGGATCTAACTATCCAAACGGGATGTTTAAGAGCATCCCAATGACGGGTGGTAATGGAACAGGTATGTTGATGAATCTCAACGTACAGAATGGTGGTGTTCAACCTGTTGGTGGAGTTGATAGCAGCGAATTTGTATCTGTTACATCTCAGTATACTGTAGGAGATGTTCTAACAGCAACTATTCCCCTTGCAGGAACACAAACATTTGAAGTTAAAGCATCTCTAGGAAACGAATACTTTATTGATGGATTTTTAGGTGGAGACTTTAACTTACTAAAAGGAAAAACTTATATCTTCGATTGTAGTGATGCTACAAACGATCCACACCCATTCTATCTTTCATCTATTCAAGATGACACCAACGGTATTCTAGATGCTGCAGATGGTGTTACTTATGAACTAGATGGATCTGCAGTAACTGGAGCACAATTCCTTGCTGGTTGGTTTGCTGCTAATACCAAAGTTTGTACATATGCTGTACCAGCAAACCCAGCAAACGCTCAAGTTTACTATAGTTGTAGTGTTCACCCCAATCAAGGTGGTACTTTAACACACTCAGATCCAAACTCTCAGCAAGGTGGATTCTCATTAGTTGTTGATACTGTTGGTGGTACTGTCAGTGAGTTTATTGTTAGTGCTCCTGGTGATGGTAGTTACGTTGCAGGAGACGTTGTTAGTGTTGCTGCAACAGATCTATATGATGCCAACACTGCTGATGCAGGTCTATTAGGTTCTGGTTTACAAATTACTCTTGGTGGTAACTTTGGATCTATTCAAGCACTAGATCAAATTTCTTCCTTCGGTAATAACTATCAAACTGGAGATCAACTTGTTCTAGCAACTGCTGTAAACAATGTTAGCACGTATGCTAGAGGAGAACTATTCTTTAATGGTGTTACCTTTACATCGAACGCAGCAGTAACTGCAATTCAGTTTACTGGTAATGCTGTAGGTGCTGCTAGAACATATAGTGGTGTTGCTGTACAGAACATTAACAGTAATGGTGCTGGATTGACAGTTGATGTTGTAATCTCAACTGGTGGTGGTAACACATTCTATGACTCTGTAACAATTGTAAGTGGTGGTTCTGGATACTTACCAGGAGACACTCTATACATTGCAGGTAATACTCTAGGTGGTGCTGCAGGTGCTCAACCTGGATCTGGTGGTAACGATCTTGCAATCTCTGTTTCTACTATTACCGCAGGTAGTCCTCAAGTTACAGTTGCTGATACTACTGGTATTGAAGTTGGTGATACTGTCGAACTAGTACAAAATATCAATAACCCAGGTCAAATTCCTGGTGGTGTAACTGTCGTAAGTGTTGACAGTGCTACACAATTTACAATGTCTGCAGGACCAACTATTCCTGGTAATGCTGACCTTAGAATTACTAACTCAAATATTACATACTTGACTGTTCCTTCTTCTGCAGGAATTATTTCTGGTATGCAAGTTGTCAAAGTGAGTGGCAACGGTGAAATTATTGCTGGTACTACTGTTACTGGTATTATTGATGCAACTACTGTTGAAATTTCCATTGCGCCAACCGCTGCTGGTACGATGGTTGTTAATTTTGAACCTGAATACGGCGGTGGTACTGGATTCCAGTATACTGTTGGAACCTTGGGTGTTGTCAGTGATGTAAGTATTGTAGAAGGTGGTAATGGATACACCATTGGTGACACTCTACAGGTTAGTGCATTTGATCTTGTTCAACCAGAAGTATATGCAGTAACTAATCTGCAGGTCGATAAGATTAATTTCGTAAGTAATGCAATTCCTGCTGCTACGTTTAGCGTAGGAGATCAAGTAAGAGATGCAGGTGGATCTATCTTAGCATCTACAGTAACAGTTTCTACAGTCGTAGCAGCTGCTGCTGATGGTGTATACACAGGAGTAGCACAAAGTGCATCATCTGGAAATGGTGTTGGTGCTACATTTGATGTACAGAGAGATAACACTGGTGCTATTTTATCCGCTGTTGTAACAACAGGATCTGAAGGATCTTTCTACGCAGATAATGATACTATCACAATCCCTGGTGCGTCTGTTGGTGGTTCTACACCTGCAGATAACTTAACAATTACAGTTAATGCTGTTAACGCTGCTGGAAATCCTGTCGTTATTCGTAAGGTTGCAACTACTGCTGGTAACATTGATTACATTGTAATTGATACATTCGGATTTGCTGCTGGAGATGTTCTTGTAAAAGATAACGTTCCTGCTACAGGATATGATATCGATACTGTATCAACAGAGTATCGTTACTTCATGGATCTCAATGATGGTAACGGAGCAGTAATGACACCATCTTGGACGGTGTACTCTGGTAACAGTTATACATTTGATCTAAGTGATGCTACAAATGGTGGACACGACTTCGCACTATCTGCATTTAGAGATGGTAGATGGGCACCTAGTAGACAAGAAAATATTTCAACCACATTACTTGCAAACGTAGCAACAATTACAGTCAATTCAACCAGTGGTATTTCTGCTGGCATGGTTGTCGAGAAAGTATCTGGAGATGGTATTCTCGCAGATAATACAACTGTACTATCTGTAGATAGTGCAACTCAATTGACATTGAGTGCTAATCCAACTACAGCAGGTGCAATTGTTGTTAATATTTTTGGTGGAAGTTACACAGATGGTGTTACCGTTGATGGTACAAATGTAACAATTAAAGTTACAGATACAACACCTACTCTCTATTACTTCTGTGCTACAGAAAATATTGATCACCAAAACGAAGGTGGTGATGACAACGAAGAAGCACAAATTACAGTCAGCACAAATAATCCTAAGACATTTGGTAGTGGATTTGAAGTAATTGTTACAGATGTTACTGTAGAGGAAGTTGTTAAAGGAACTGTACAAGACGGTTTCTTCAATGTAAACAAACTAGTAACACCACTAGCAGAAGCAACTGCTGCAAACATTGCTAATGCAGATGTTACTGCAATGTTGACCTCTGTTGCAATTACTTGTGGTACATTCACTGGTCCTACTGGATCAAACATTGATTTTGCTGTTGCAGATCCAACAACGGATATCATCAATTTTGATACTGCAGCACTGAACATTGGTACTAGATTCCAATATGCATCTACAACAGGTGATCTTACTGTTGCTGGTATTCTAAAAGGAACTGAGGTAAGAGTTGGAGACTATCTAAAGATTGATAGTGTTGACAATGCATTTAAATCACTTGGTGGATTTGATGTTAAAGTCATTCCTGATACAGGTAGAATTGCAGACGTTCTTACTAATACAGCAATTGCAGTTCCTGCTGGTAATACATCAGAAAGACCTGTTGCTGGTATCGTAAAAGACGGTTGTATCAGATATAACACTGATACTAATCAGTATGAGGGTTACAGTTCTCAGACTGCTTCCTGGGCATCCCTAGGTGGTGTTCGTGACCTAGATGGTAACACATACATTCTAGCAGAAGAAACTGTAGGTAGTAACGATAACACTCTATGGTTTATTAATGACAATATCAATACAGTTAGGTTCACACCCAATCATCTTGAATTTGTCAACATGAAGAAGATGCGTTCTGTGAACGTAACTGCTCCTGCATATTCAGAGTGGGCAGCAAACATTCCTGTAACGTTAGGTCAATATGTCAAGTATAAAAATAACCTCTATGAGGTAACACAAGCTGGTACTACTGCTACAAGCGGCAATGAACCAACACATACTTCTGGAGCACAACCAAACGGTTCTTGCGAACTAACATATTCCCAGTTGGCAGTTGCTCCTCTAACATTTGAGGACATTGAAGAACTAAGAGTTGGACCTCTTGGTAGTTTACCATTAGTTATTAATAGTGACCTAAGACTTTTTGATAACGTAATTTCTACAGACATCAATGACATCTTCTTAAGACCAAACTCTGGTAAGAAAGTTGTTATTGACGCTGCTACATCTCTTGTTATTCCAAATGGAGCTACTGGTGATAGAGGAACTGCTGAGCAAGGTTCTATTCGTTTCAACACCACTACGTTTACATATGAAGGTTATGATGGAGCTAACTGGGGTTCTCTTGGTGGAGTCAAGGACGTTGATCAAAACACTTACATTATTCCTGAGACTGCTCCTGGTGCAAACGAAAACATCTTGTATTTCTACAATGATGGAAGCAATACGATGCAGCTCACCACAACTGCACTTGATTTCTATTCTGTAGATACAATTAGATCTCAAACAAGCAGTCAGTTTGAAATTACTGCAAACTTGATGACATTCAATAATGCAGAAACAACATTCGACAACACTGATGCAACTAAGACTTTCCTACATACTTCTAAGCAATACTTTGATCTTGGTGTTTCTACAGGTGTTTATGTAGATCCAATTCTTAGACTGGATGATCAAGGTGATGTATATCTGAACACTGGTTTCGGTACTGGAACATACAACGGTGTTAAAGTCTTCGATGGAGACTTGAAAGAGTTTGAACTTGCTGATGTCAAAATCACAACTGATACATTGACTCTACAAAAAGGATCTGCAAACAATGGTGGATCTAATATCTACGAAGTTGCTACAGCTAATGGAGCAAAAGTAGTTGTAGTAGCAGAAAACTTACAAGATGGTAATAAAGAGTTTGTTGAGTTTGGTGTTACAGATGATGGTGCAAATATCTTCCATACTGAATATGGTAACTTGAGAACAGGTTATCAGGTAATCATTCCAACATTTGAATATACTGCTGGAAATGAAGCAAGATTAAATATTACATTGGGAGCAAATGTTCCTGATACAAATCAGGTCAAGATTACCGTTTCGTCCACAATTACTAAGAAATAAAAATGGCAACTACAATCGAAAAATTTGATTCCGCTGGTGGATTTTCTGTAGAGAAAGTAATTCATATTGATGAATTACACAATGCCAAGGAATTAAATTCTTTGGAAATTAAAAACTCTCAATATACTGATAGCAACACAACGACATATATCTTGAGAGGAATTAACACTGCGACGTTGGCATTAGATGGTGTTGGATCACAAGTTCCTATTGGATCCAATACTATGAATTTTATCACTGGTCATATTATTGCTACTGATTCTAATGGTGTTATCTTTACCAGTAAATTAGAATCAGCAGTTTATGGTGATGGTAGTGGCAATGTTTCTGTTATGTCTACTATGGAAACTATTATTAAGGATGATATTCCCTCAGGTCAAACTTGGTCAATTACTCCCGTAGGTGCTGCGAATAGATTTTCCTATTCTACTATTAGAGCAGGTACAACTTTAGATATCAAATGGGCAGTCTCAACTCAAGTCACATCACTTGAGTGGGCATGAGGATGCTAAATACAACTGAGGATAATACAGGTTCTGGGAGTTAGGCTGCGAAATGTCAATTCATATTAATTCCGATAAAGAAAAGTTTCAGGGTTCAAAACCTAAACTGGTCGGTAATGATGAACTTACTGTACGAGGCGGTACAGGTTCATTAGAAAAAGAAATTCTAAGAACGCAGTTAGATGCTAATACGGGTTTGCCCCGTGTTGGTATTAATAGAACGGGGCAGCGAGTTAATGATATTAACATTCTTACTGGTGGTTCGGGATATATTTCCCCACCAACAGTAGAAATTGCTGCACCTATTGGTGATGGTGTACAAGCACAGGGTTCTGCTTTTATCTTCAACGGACAGGTCGTTTCTGTTGCAATTAACGAACCTGGAAGAGGATATACACAAGCACCTCTTGTTACTTTGTCAGGCGGTGGTGGTGTTGGTGCATCTGCTGAAGCATTACTTGATACTGTTGACTTTGAACTTGACATCAACGGTGCTATTAGAACCTCCACGTCTATCATTTCTGATACGGCGAGAATCCTCAACTTGGATATCGATAACTTCGTTACTCCAAACGCAGCATTTAGAGCACCATCTCTAAAAACTTTTATTAATAATTCTGGTACTCTATGGTCTCCTGGTATTATCCTCCAGGAAAATGCGTACAGATATTTTGGTCAGAATGTATATCAAGCATTAAACTCTGGTCAAACTGGAAGTAGTGCTCCTGTTCATACAGACGGCACGGAATTAAACGGAGAAGTTAACTTCAAGCACATTGGTTTCCGTGTAGTTGACCAAAATGCTTTTGGTTATTCCGCAACTGGACCTGCTGGTGAATTCCCTCGCTCTATTACTCCGCTTCTAGGTGATAGATCTGACAAGATTGCAACTACAGAATATGTCCTCAACCTAGCAACGAACGACGTTGGTGGTCGTATTTACGTTTCACAACAGATTGGTTCTGACCTTAACGATGGTCGATCTGCTGTAAACCCAGTTCGTTCTATCAAAAAAGCAGCACAGTTAGCATGGGCAACTGTTGGTGTTAAAGAAACTATTATTTGTTCTGGTGGTGATTATGTAGAAGATAACCCAATCTCTCTACCACCTGATGCATCTGTTGTTGGTGATAACCTTCGTCTTGTAATCATCAGACCTGCCAACCCTGGTAAGCACATCTTTAAGTTTGGTGATAAGAACTACGTTACTGGTGTCACTTATAGAGATAAGATTGACTCTAATGGTGATGCAGTTGCGACTTGGGATTTCGCAATGGTCTTTGATGACAAACAGCGTATCCTAGTTGATGCTGATGCCAACGGTGACTTTGGAACTAGTTTCCCAATTGGTCACCAAATTTTTGGACCACAGCAATTTAGAGTTGTATTCCAAAACAATACTGGTTTATCTACACTTGTAACTGGATTGCAAGTAGTTGGTGTTAACACTGGTGCTAGAGCAACTATTCAAAAAGTTACTTTTGATACTCAAACTGGTGCTAGTGCATATGTCAATGGTACGATTGATATTAAACTAGATAGCGGTTCTTTTGTTGAGGGTGAACAATTTAATTATGTAACTGGTATTACTCATAATGCAGGAAGTCCTTTAGCACTAACTTCTACAGGGACAACTGCTACCAACAAAATTACATTCACTACAGATCCAACTTCTGTAACTCCAGCTGGCACATATGTATATCTAAGTGATGTTGGGAATGCAACATTCACTCCTTCTGCTGGTTACTATGAAGTAACTCAGATTGAACCTAATGATATCAACAACCCAACTTCATGGGAAGTTAGTTACTTGCCTATTCTGGGATCTACTGGATGGACTACTATCGCAAGTGCATCTATCGAAGTATTCACTGGTAATGCTCAAGTAGAGACACTCAACACCACAAACCTCAAGTCGATTCGTGCTGAGGGTGAGGTTGTAGCGGTAGATGAAGATTATACCACATCTCTACCAATTTCTAGACTTGACTTCTCTCTACAGGGAGATCCAAGTATTGCAACTGGTGGTTTCCAAGATGCACAGTTTGGTAATGCAGAAGACCTTGGTGGTATTGTATTCTATACTAACGCACTAGTTGGTAGAACTAATACTCACGAGTTTAAAGAAGGTCAAGAAATTTTAATTGAAGGACTTCCAACTTCTTCTCCTGATCTCTCTGCTCTAAATGGTAGACAGAGAATTTATAAAGTTATTGAGGATGCTGACGGTCGCTGCAGAAGATTTGTAATTCCTAAAAAGTATCCAGCAATTACAACTGCTACCTTTGATCCAGGACAATTTGCAACTGTTAAGACAGCAACAAAATCAGTAACACTATCGCTACTTAACTCACCAAACACATTTGAACTTTCTTCTCCTGTAGACAGAAGATTCCAAGATGCTTGCACATTCTTACGCAATAATAGAGACTTTATTGCAGATGAAGTTGTAGGAAAGATCAATGATCAATTTGCAAGATACTTCTATTCTGCATATAACATCAGTGGTAATTCTTTCGATATTTTTGTCGGTCTTGCAGAACAAGAGCATACTTATGTTTCTGGTGGTACTGTAAAATTTGGTGGTACTACTTACAATGTTACCAATTTTGTTTATAACAATGCTGTAACTGGTGTTGCAACTGTAACAACTGATAATCCTGTCGCAGGTTTAGCAGAGGATGATCATATCAAGTTAGAGAATATGACTCTTTCTTGTGATGCTGGTCAGAAAATTTATCCATCATATAGTTCTCCAAGTGCTAATGGTAGTGATGGAGATCTACAATGTAAGCAAGATGTTATCCATTTTGTTAATGCTGTCATCAGAGACTTAGAATTTGGTACAAACCACAACGTAATTGAAGCAGCACAAAAGTATATTGTTGGCGGTAAGATCACTTACATTGAAGATGAAATTATCCAGAACGTTCGTGCTATCGAATATGCAAGAGAACTTTGCATCTTCGCAATGCGTAACTGGAGAATTGGCAATGGAACTCCTACAGAACCAATCTATACACCAGAATATTCTAGTGTAGCAAGATATTTTGATGATACTGTTATCACAACAACTGCAGGAACACCTGCTTGTGCTAACGTAGCATCTGCTATTGATACTCTAGCATTCCTTTGGGTTGATATTATCAGCAACAACTCTTCTGGTACATATCTAGATGCAGCATATCTAATTGCAAGAAACAAAGATCTAATTGCAGATCAAGCATTATTAGATACAGAACTTGCATATCCATCTCTAAATCTTAGTGATACTCATCAAAGAAAGTGTCGTAGAGATATTAGAATTGTACTCAATGGTCTAATCAGAGACTTGGTACTAGGTGGCAACAATGGTATTGTAACAGTTGCTGACTCTTATTTCACTGGTGTTCAACTAACAGGTATTAGTGAAGCACAACGTCCTTCTACACTTTATGCATTCCAGAGAGCAAAACTCTATGCACTAGAGTGTATGAGGAACTGGTGTGATGGAAACGTCATAGAAGTTACTCCAAATAATTCTACTTACAATTCTACTTCTGGTGAGACAACTGTATCTTTCTCAAATCCAGTAATCAATGTTTCTGTTGGAGACAGAATTGCATTCAAAGAAGAAGCAATTACATACAGCTGCACATATAATAGTGTAACTGGAAACCATGCAAGTCCTGAAAGATTTGATTCTAATTTTGGTAACAGTTATGAGATTACCAACCTCGTAAGGAATGCAACAACTACTACCATCACATGTAATGTTGGTGATGCAGGTGCAGCTGCTGGTGTTTCTCACACATTTGTAAGTGCTAAGACTGAAGGAACAGTTATCATTTACAACCCAACTGTAGTAACTTCTACTATTCCTAAGTTTGAAGACTGGAATATTCTAATTGATGAAGCTGCATCTCCTGCTTCTGCTATATTTACACCAACTGCTGCAACTTACGATCCATCTAACGGTGATTTCGTAATGACTGTTGGTTCTGGTCATGGAGTTACAACTAGTAATTTTGTTAGACTAGACGAAGAATCTTTTGTGTTCACTTGTGCCATGGATGGTAACAAGACTGAGCACGCTCTACCACAAGCAGGTCAACTTGCATATGGTAATGCAAGACAAGTAACTGCTACATCAACAGATACTATTACAATTAACGTTGGTGCATCTGGTCCTGATCAAAGATGGACACCATCTGCTGCAACATATGATCCCGCAACAGGTTATCTTCAGTTAACTATCGGAGCAGGACACAACTTAAGCATTGGCGAAGGTGTTGTTATCGCTGATAACTCCTTGTCCTTTACTTGCACGATGGACAACAATTCCAGCACGAAGACTTATCCTCGTCCTGGTATTGATCCATTTGCTGGTAGGTCTATGCCTATCATTGCAAAAACTGATGATACTATCACAGTTAATGCTGGTATCTCTGGTCCTAACGTAACATTTACTCCAACTAATGCATTTTATGATCCAACTACTGGTGATCTAACTCTTACTGTTGGACAGCATGGATTGGGAGTTGGTCGTGGAATTATTATTGCTGATGAATCTTTAGTATTTACATGTGCTCAAGATGGTGGTGTTTCACAGCACGCATATCCACGCTCTACTGATCCAGCATCTGGTTCTTCTCGTTCTATTACTTCTGTTGGTACTACATCGCACACAGTTACTGATGCTGATTATACACCAACAACAGGCAACTTACAACTAACTATTCCTAATCATGGTTTCGCTAACGGTGATTACATCAGAGTTCTTAACAGCACTTTGCTGTTTACTTGTGAACTAGATGGAAATACAGTTCAAAAGTCTTATCCTCGTGATGGTTACGATTATGCAAGTAACCGCTGGTTGCAGGTTAGTAATGTAACTCAAAATACATTTGATATCAACATTGGTGGATCGTCTTATACGGGTGCTCATACATTTACTGGTGCTGTTTCTGGTGGTGTTCGTAGACAAGATGGAACTCTTACAGTTAACGTTGGAACATCTAGCAATACAACCGCACACTCTTTTGTAAGTGCAACTGCTGATGCAGTTTCTCACAGTCCACAGTCTGCACATACATTCTTAGGTGCAAGCACTGATGCAGTAGCACACTTACCACAATCTGCTCATACTTTTGTAAGAACAACAACTGAGTCAGTACAGGTGTTTGCTTCTTCAGGTGCTAATCCACTTTGTGCTAATGTTGAAACGTCTATCAATACTATCTTCGGTACGTTTGAAGATATTCTTGATGGCACAACAGCGGCAGGTTCTGTAGCAAGAACTTTTGGAACTTTATATGACACCTCACTTCTTCCTACATATCCTGACAACTTTATCTACGATGCTAACAACAATCGTGTAGCAATCCGTGGTGACTTTGATGATTATCCAATCATTGAAGCATCTCCATATACTCAGAACGCATCTGTTATCTCCTTCCTAGGTGGTGGCGGTGCTGAGATTGATGGTGATAAAGTCAAGCAACCTAACTGTCCTTTCCCTGGTCTAGAACTAGACGGAACAGCATCGTTCCCGAACCAAGGTAAGTCGATGGTTGCTGCGGCATTCACGATCGTTTCCTTTGGTGGCACAGGATATAAGGTTGTCAACGATGGTTACACTCAGTTGGTTTCGGTCTTCGTTATCTTCTGTGCAGATGGTGTTCTTTGTGAGACTGGTGGTTATGCATCTATCACCAACTCTGCTACCAACTTCGGACAGTATGCACTGAGAGGTACAGGATTCAGAAGAGATCCATATTCATTTGATATTGCAACAATCTCTAATGTATCTGCAACTCCAACTGGTAGAACTATTCTAACAGTAACTGGTCTTGGTAGAGAACCACTAGAGCACTATGTTGCTAAGATTGATGGTTACAGAAATACAAATCCTGATATTGAATACTTCATTGATGTCGTTGCTGGCGTCACCGTTGGTCCTCCTTTCTCTGCTCAGTTAACATTTGACGATGGCACTGGTGGTGCCATGGATCTAACAGATACCACTACAAACCAAGCAGTTTCTACTGGTGTTCTGTTAGGTAAGACAATTAATCTACACAGACCTTCTATCGTTAACTCTTCTTCCCACACTTGGGAATTTGCAGGTTCTGGTACTAACTACCTCGCACTACCTGAGAACGGTGGTACTAAGATCGAAGCATTTGAACAAGTTTCTGAAGACTACGGTCGTGTATACGTTTCTGGCACTGACGAACTTGGTGACTTCAAGGTTGGTACATTTGCTAGAATTGAAAACAGAACTGGTGCTATTACCTTTACAGGTACGGTTACGATCTCTGAAGTTGAATTCTTGAAACTGAAAGGTGGCGACGTTGTTGTTACTGGTTTCGACGCATCCAACACACTTGGTGGTGCAACTTCTAGTGACTCCAAACTACCTACTCAGAAGGCAGTTAAAGATTATATCACCAACTCTCTTGGTCCATACATCAACAAACCATATTCTACGAACGCTGTTCCTAGAGCACTGGTTGAACTTACCGACTCTGGTAAGATTTCCATCGACCAGATCCCAGCACTCAGACCATTCAGTGTCTTTACTGTTGCAAACCTAGCAGAAAGAACATCTCTAGAAGGCGCACTTGCTGGTGATATCGCAATTCAACAGGATACATCACAGTCCTTCATTCTTAACAATGATAACGACAGTCTGTTCCTTGGATTTGCTCCAGATCCCGCACTCGTATTCAATGTTGGTGATGTTTACACAGGTAGTCTAACAACTGGTCGTATTCAAGCAACTGAATATAGAAAGGGTGTTGTTTATCAGATCAATGTCAGCAATGGTGGTTCTGGTTATACAGTTGCTCCTACAATCACATTCTCTGGTGGTAATCCAGAAGCAGGTGCAGTAGCAGCAGCGGCAACATGTACAATTGCTAATGGCAGTGTCGTTACCGTAACGATTATTGACTTCAATAACTTTAAAGGTGGTAAAGGATATACCACTGCTCCTACTGTAACATTCTCTGCTCCTCCTGGTGCTGGTACACAAGCACAAGGTAATGCTCTGATTGAAAGCAGACTATATGGTGATATCGTCAACAATATCAAGATTGAAGATACTGATACATTTGACGATAGTGCAACTCCAACTGCAAATACAGTTAACATTAACCGAGTTGTCAATACTTCTTCGTTTAATGCTAATAACTGGGTATCTCTATCTTCTAACCAGATTGCTGCATCTGACATCACATCTGGTGTTATTGAAACAGATAGACTTGCATCTGGTGGTGCTGCAAACTCCTTCACCTTCCTCCGTGGTGACCAGAACTTTGCTCTAGCGGTTCAGTCAATCAAGGGTGCTGAGACACGTTACTTTGCAAAACTAGCAGCACAGTGTAACTCTGGTTCCAACCAGATGATCTTCACTACAAACTCTGATGTTCTTATCGGTCATGATGTTCTAAGCAATGTTGCTGGTATTGCTAACAACACAAATATCACAGGTGTTGTTACTGCTGCTGGTCTAACAACCATCTCCTTAAACAATCCTGTAACTCAGAACATTCCAATCAACACGATCATTGAATTTGAGCGTGGTGAGTCTCCAATGACATTTGAATCATCCTTTACTCAGGGTGGATTTATTGATGATGTTATCATTGCAGCAGGTGGTTCTGGTTATACTAATGGTCAATACTTTGATGTTGATCTACAAGGTGGTACTGGTACAGGACTCAAGGCAAACATTGTTGTTGCTGGTAACGCAGTTACAGAAATTACTGTTACTGATGGTGGTACTGGATATAATTCTGACTTCTCTATTACAGTTTCTCCAACTGAAATTGGAGCAGGTTCAAGTCTAGTCTTGAATGCGAAGGTCAGCACAGTCAACCGTCAGTATGCAAACGTTTCTCTGGACATTAACAGAGTTACTGACCTAACAATTTCTGCTGACCTCTACGGTACGATTGGTGTTTCTAGATATAAGAAATCACAGTTCAACATTGGTCAAGCAGGTAACGGTTCTGTAGAACTTAAGATGGGTCCTGATAGTGGACTTGACGCTGACTTGCTAGATGGTCAGCAAGGTTCTTACTATACCAGTGCATCTAACTTGTTCTCAGGAACAATCCCAACTGATAGAATGGCGGGAACATATAACATCGATGTTAGTGGATCCTCCAACAATACTATCAGACTACAGACTGGTACTAACAACCCAACATCTAACCCAAATGCTAACAGTTTCGTTGAAGGTGTTATTGCTAACACAGTATTCAACAGTTCTAATGGACTAGGAACTGCTTATCCTTCTGTTAATACTGGTATTGGATCTGGTACATCTACTAAGCACTTAGTTCTAACTCTAAGAAATGGTGCTTCTGGTTTCGACGCATCGTTCGGTGGTGTAAGACAACTTGCATTTGCTAACGATGATAACATGTATCTCCGTGGTTCTGGTAACGGAGTTACAACTTGGAACTCTTGGGCGAAGGTATGGACATCATTAAGTGATGGTGTTGATTCTGGTCTTGACGCTGACAGACTTGATAACAGACAGGGTGACTGGTATCAAAACGCACTAAACATCAACTACGGAACACTCTCTGATAATAGACTACCAAGATTTATCAGCGAGACTAAGGTTAGAGATAAAGTTACTATTAAATCTTTCAGTGGAGATCCTAAGTACAGAATTTATGTTTCTGGATCTATTCTAAACACTGCACCATTTATTCCTGGTGATCCTAACAACCCATCCATCAACCTCTATAACGCAAACGCTCAGGGTGTTGGTAGTTTTGTTCTTGATAACGTTATCACTAATGATGATGTTAACGACAACTTTAATGACTACACAATCCTAATTGGTAGACTAACATCTGGTAACTTTGTTGGTGCTCTTACTATTGGTACTGCATCCAACAGAGTTGAGTTTGATGACTTTACAATTGAGGATGGCAACACTGTAGAGGTTGCTAACTTAGAAAGTAATGGTGGTGTTGCACAACTACAACTTGGTAGAAAAGATGGCAACACTTCTTCTCCTTCTATCCTATTCAATTCCTCTCAGGTTGCTGCAGATTATAACGCAAGAATTCAAGCATCTGGTGGTAACGGAAGCAATGGTTCTGGTGCTCTTAACGTTGACGTTGTAAATGCTAACGCTCTTACAGTCAACAACCAAGTTGTTTGGAACCAAGGCAACATCCAGTTCAGCAGTGCAAATACTCCAAACTATGCTGTACAGCGTGATGGTTCTGGTAACTTCTCTGCTGGTACAATCACAGCAAACGTAACTGGTGCTGCATCACTCAACGTTCTGAAGACTGGCGATACCATGACTGGTTCGCTAAACATTACTGGAGTATCTAACTCCTTGACAGTTGCTGGTCAAGCAAACCTCAACTACTTCGTCTTCATCGGTAACGATCTTAATGTTGATAGCGGTGCTCTATTTGTTGATGCTTCTGCTAATGAAGTTGGTATTAATGCTGGAACCAACCCAATATCTACTCTGGATGTTGTTGGTGATTCTGGTATCTATGTCCGCACAGTTACAAATGCTGTTGGTGCAAAAATCAGATTTACTGATGTTGCAGGTAGTCAATCTCAGAACGCTACTCTCCGTTATAATCACTCCGATAGTCAATCACCAAATAGTCAATATGGTGAAGGATTTACCGTTGAAGGAACAGGATCAGAAGCAGCAGGAAATCTATACTTCCGTGTTGTTGGTGATGTTATTGCTTCCAGAAATATTGGTATTAACCTTAACAGAAAACCAAACTATAACTTAGAAGTCAACGGAACTGGATTCTTCCAGAGTGGTATTATCCTCGATAGTGCTAATGATAACTCTGGCGCTCCAATCACTTTTGTTGGTTCCTCTTCTTATAGAAACTTTAGAGTTGGTAACCAGATAGTTGGTAACCATCTATGGACCGTACAAGCATCCACTAATAACGGTGGACAAAATTGGAACGGAACTCCTGCTATCAGTGTCAAGGGTGATGTCAATGCTGTTTCTATTAACACAACATCTACATCTGGTACTGATCCAGAAACTAATACTAACAGGAACTATAAGTTCAATGTCCAAGGTGACATGAACATTAACGGTCAGTTCTTCCAGAACAACGCCGAGTTCGTAACCTCTAGATGGACTGAAGCGTCTAACGGTAATGACATTTACAGACAGTCTAGAGTTGGTATTAACAGAGCAGATCCTACATATCAACTACACATTTCTGGTGATACTAACATCGAGAATGGTGTCCTATATGCTAACGGTGTCAAGCAATGGTTAGATTCCTACGGTATCTTCAAAGCTAACAGCAATACAGTTGCTGAGAATATCACCGTACCTGCAAACGTCAACTGTGTCAGTGCTGGACCTATCACTATTGCAAACGGTTACACAGTTACTATAAATAGTGGTGGTAACTGGGCTATTGTATAAAAAATCATGGCAGGTATTCTAAAAGTTGACCAGATCCAAAACACCGCTGGTGTTAATATCATGGATCTGCAAAATGATGAATTAAGAGTTTGGAATGGCAGTGGATACTCTCCTATGTCCACTCCTGGTGCTCTAATTGGCATCAGAGTGTATACATCTCAAAGTGGATCTTGGGGTACTACATCTACTGCTGGTGGATCTGGAACGTGGACAAAACCTGCGGGTTGTAACCATGTTCTAGTTTATGTCACTGGTGGTGGCGGAGGTTGTCGTTGTAATGACAACAACTACCGTGGTGCTGGTGGCGGTGGTGGTGCTACCGCAATTAAATATATCGATGTTTCCAACGTCAATAGTGTATCTTACCAATATGGCGGTGGTGGCGGATATGCTCGTAATGGTGGCAGAGGAGGCAGTGGTGGAACATCTACCTTTGGTTCTTACTGCACAGCGGGTGGTGGAGCAGGTGGATATACCGATAACCCATATGAAGGTGGTAGAGGCGGAGACGCTTCTGGTGGTGACATCAATCTTCCTGGTGGTCCTGGTGAAATGTCACACGGATCAAATAGAGAAGGATGTAGTGGATCTACATTCTGGCACAAAGCTGGATCAAACCACCACAACTCCAGTGATGGTGCAGCGAGCACTCACGGAATGTGGGGTTCGGGCGGTGCATATGGATACTATTCACAGAATGGTCATGCACACAACAATGGCAACGGCGGTGCTGGTTGCGTTATCGTTTACGAATATACTTGATATGTACCAAACACTAGTAAATAAAAATACAGGACGTATTATTCAGTTCGTACAGGGAGGAACTGAAGCAAGATTTGATGTTCATGAAGGTTTCATGTGGGTTGATGGTCCATATGAATTAGAACCAAAAGATACGGAAGCGGACTACCATTACAATTTCCAAGACAGAGAAATTCAAAAGGTAGAACCAACTCCTGCTCCCTATGATCTCGCAAGAAGAATGGAATATCCTGATGTTGCAGATCAATTAGATATGCTTTTCCATGACATGGAAACAGGTCTTGTTCCAGGAAAAGAAACTTCCGCTTGGTATGCTACTGTGAAATCTGTCAAAGAAAGTCATCCAAAACCATAAATACATTCATAGGATAGAAGCGTAACCATGTCTCAGTTAACTGTAGGAACAGTTGTTACAGGAAATGCTAGTTTAACCACACAAGGTTTAAAGCTACCATCTTTCAACAACGCTGGGAGACCAGCAACACCAAACGTCGGTCAGATTATTTACAACACTGACGAAAACAAAGCACAGATCTGGAACGGATCTGAGTGGGATGAAGTTGGTGGTGGTATTCCTGAACCTGCTGATGTTACTAGAGGTGCATACTTAGTATCTGATGGATCTAATGGTGTGTTCTGGGCATATCCTGGTCAAACTGTTGCATCTGCTCCTCTTACAGGATTTAGATATAGAAGTTTGATTACACATGGTTATCTGGTGGCGGGGTATAAAGGATCTAATCCTTGGAGAACAGTCAATAAGACTTGGCACGCAAATGACATTACGTTCTATTGCGGCGAGCAGTTAACCAGAGCACTAACTTATGCTGACTGTACCTGGAGTGATTACTTCGGATATGGTCATGGTTGCGTTAACGCATTCACGGGATCTTCTAACCATACAGACTCAATCAACCTACACACAGGTATGAGGAGAATGTTTGGTACTACAGGAAGTAACCCTGGTGGTGGTACTTACTCTCCAACTTCCCCATATGGTTGGGAAGGTGATGACCCTAGAGGCGTCATGGGATATACCGTTGTTGGTGGTTGGAACATGCCTGTCAACAGAGACAGAAACTCAACCGCTACTGCACAAAAACAACAGTTTGGTTATAACCTAGGTGGTGGTAACTCTGCTGTTGGTAAACTACACTATCCTTCCGAGATTATGTATCAGGTAGGCAACTCGCCTTCTGGTTCTGACCACACTGCATCTTGTGGTGATGAGGAGAAATCATGGGCATCCTTCCGTGGATCAAGACATGGTGTTAACCATTCTAATGATTCCTGGTTCGGATGGTCTTCTAACGCTGCTCCTGATGGAGTTTGCAAATTCCTTCCTTCTAAGTACGGTCATTTCTATGCTGGTACTGGAAACAATGTTACTTCTCCATGGACTAAATACAGCGGTTCAACTGGAGCTGGTCTAAAGAACGGTACTAAGGTCCGTGCTTATGGAGAAGAAAACTTCATGATGGGTCAAGACAAAGGATACATGATGGGTCAATATGATGGTCAGCAAAACAATCACACAACTAAGTGGGATTATACTACTGACGTTGAAACCAACATGGGCGCTGCGACTAGACCTAAAGGTCACTATGGTCAATCTTCTGGCGGTTGCTGTTCTGCTGCCGCTTCGGTCACTGCAAATCAGGCACAATAATGAGATATCTAATCATCAACGAAAGAGAAATCAATCAAGAACAGTTTGTCAACGCTTCGTCAACTGGAGATCTTCGATTGCACTACAACGAAATGTTTTCGCTGATGCACTTCTCGTGTGTAGAAGTTAGCGAAACAATTTTCCAAATCATCTATAAAGAGTGGGAGCACAAATATAGAGAAGTTACTAAGCAACAAGCTTATAACGGATCTAACTTCTTCTCTGAGATTAGACCGTTTGGTAAGGTCGCTGTAAATACAGGTGAAGCAGGTTTTGCATGGACTCCTGCAAATGAAATTATGAAGGTGCCCATTGAGTTGACTGATAATATCCTCAAAGATGTTATTGACTTCATGGTTTTCTTTGCAAAAGAAATTATTGAAGATGAATACAATACTAGATTTAGAAATCTCAAGAACACAACTGATCTAGAAACTGCATCTTGGGAAATTCAAAAACATGAAGCAAGAGAGTGGTTGACATATAAAGGAGCACAAGGACATAAAACTCCTTTCCTAGATTATCTTTCTACTCAAAGACACATGTCTAGAGATGATCTAGCAAATAAAATTCTAGAAAAAGCAGAAGCATGGGAAGATAAACTCTCCACAATGCTTGTAGAGTATCAAACATTAGTCAAAAAATTTGAAGATTGCACTACTGTTTGGGACCTAAATATATTATATGAGGATTACATGGGAATCCTCTTGCCCCAAAAACAAGCAATTGATATGGGCAGAACGATCTCTGAAACTGATTGGGATCGCAAACCAGAGTATGAGGTTGATGCATATGTCTTTAAATTCTGACGCTAATTTATCCGATATCGTTTCAGACGTAAGAAATATTATTAGTTCTGACACGAATGAAATTCATTTATCTAAGTCATTTGTAGACGAATTTGGTCTAAACAAAAAAGATTTTGATATCCTGTCTGCCAGTATGCGCTTCAATAGTGGCATGACAGAGTATGAGTGTGAGCACTTTGTTGCTGACCCTCAACTAACTCCATGGAGAAAAGTTCGTCAAGCATTGATGGAACTAGAAACTAGGTATCATGCCTACATGGAGAACAGAAACAGTCTTAGGAAAGCAGAGATTCTTAGAAAGAAACTAGTTATCTCAATGGATCAAGAACCTGATGAACTCAATAAAGAGTTGATGCAGATTGATTTAGAGAAGAATGACTATGATATTAGTATCTGGAAAAGAAAACTCAGACAGTCTGAACTAGAACTGAAGTATTTTTTAAATGTTGTTGACAAGTATGTTGATGACGAACATCCTCTAGAGTATTTCTGTGAGGAGCAACCACATGAAGTTAAGATGTATTGGATTGCCCGTATGGGTAAGCAAGCAGCAATGGACATCGTTTCTTACGGTAGAATTGGTGCAGGTAACATGACATCTATCATGGACATGCCAGAAGAAGATCAGGTAGAGGCACTTGGTATTGCTGTTAAATACTCTGGTATGATTGGTGGTGGTATTGATAAACTCAATCAAATGATTGCCCCACAAATCCAAGCACAGTTGCAAGAGGAGGGTATTGCATTGCCTAAACTGTCGCAACATAAATACTCAGGACAACTACAATTCGGACAATCTAACAATGTCGAGTCAGAGACACCTTGAATTGGTTCCTATTATCCACCATTCTATTCTTCGCAGATTCGATTGGGTTGATAAGACAAAGGATCTCAATAGAGAAAAACTGCTAGAGTTGGCGGAGACAAACAAATATATTCTGGAAACAAATCCAGAAGCTGAACACATTTATATGGAAAAAGTGATTGTAGATTATGGCAAGATTTTCGCTCCCTCTTAATACCAAATTACCAGAAGATTTTGTACTGAATACTTTTATTCCTTTCCTTAAGGAACATAAAGATTACATCTACGATATCTACTTCACCTGTCGTATGCCACCTTTTGTGCAGGATGCGATGGGTGATGTTATTGATGGGGATATGAGAGATACCACTCTCAATGCTTTGTATGTCTCACAAGAGACAGGTATTCCTTTATCAGCAACATTTAATAATATCCAAGTTCCACCTACACAAGAGAACTTAGATATTTTTATTGAGAATTTTAGATTCCTGTATGACTCAGGAGTTCGTATCATCACTATCCCACATACATCGTGGGTTTTGACTGGACAGTTGCAGAAAGAGTTTCCCGAACTGTTCATTAAGAATACTATTCTTAGAGAAGTTACTAGACCTAATGAAATTGTAAACCTAGCAAAAGCAGGGTTTCATTATGTCAACCTAGATAGAGATCTCATGCGTGACAGAGATACTCTACTGAAAATTAAAGAAGCAAAAGAATACTGTGCTGAGATTGGCAAACCAGTAAAGATCTCACTACTTGCTAACGAGTGGTGTTGGGGTGGTTGTCCTATTATGCCAGAACACTATCACTACAACATGGTGAGGGAGAAAGATGACCCTCAGTATTTCAATACCAGTTTGAGTAGGGTATCTTGTTCTACCTGGGATGAGAGAGATCCTGCTGCATCACTAAAAGCAGCAACGATTCCACCATGGAAAAAAGATTGGGAAGAGTTTCTTGATCTAGGTATTGATGTATTTAAGATGCATGGTAGAGAGAATGCAATGCGTCTCATGGAAAGCATGGACATCATTAAACGATGGGCAGCAGACGAGGAGTTGCTACACCCACAGTTCAATGACTACATTGAGGATGTAACTCTCGAAGACAAACCAATTGATATCTGGAGAGAGAAAATCAAGACATGTGGTTTTGATTGTTGGAAGTGCAACTACTGTGACTCTGTTGTACAGTCTAGAATGAAGAGGAGTGATAGACACTTTGATGAGGACATTGAATTAGTTCTGTCATCTATCGAGAAAGCAGCAAGAGGAGACAGTGAGTTTGTAGAAGAAGGATTCAAATATGAAGGACTGTCTTCTAATACCGTAAGACACTTCCTAAACAATCTACTATCTAAACCTGACGCTATCTACATGGAGTTAGGTGTACATGCTGGCAGCACATTCTTTGCTGCTACTATGAACAGAGATGTAGAAGCATTTGCTGTCGATGATTACTCTGAGAAAGAGATCTCTCCATTTAGAGATGATGTAGAGAAAGAATCATATGATGATCCCAAGAAAGTATTTTTTAGTGGTCTCAAAGAGAAGCAATACTTCTGTCCAAAATCTATACAAGATCTGACACCAAAGAATGTACACAAACAACCTAATGTTATTTTCTACGATGCTGATCATGATCCACAAGCACAGTATGATAATCTGACATTCTTGGTTCCTGCATTTGCAGACAAGTTTATTCTTGTTATTGATGATGCAAACTTTATGGGTGTTGTGCAAGCAGCAGAGTTCTTTGTAAAAGAGAACAACTTGAATGTTTTGTTTGAGAGGAAAATCCTCACTAAAGTTCCAGAAGATCCTAATGGATGGTGGAACGGTATTCATGTCATGGTAATTTCTAAATGAACTCTTTTAGACATCAATATATGGTAGTTCATCTAGACGATGAATTTTTTCCATTACTAGAGAAAGCATTGAAACCATACAATCAGTATGAAGAATGCAAAACTGATCAATGGGACGGAGTAAATTACACTAGTGAAGATCATCCAGATAGAAGTTCTAAAGCATGTTGGGTAGATGACCATAAAATTTATGAGTTGATGGATGGTTTGATTGCTTTTGCAAATTCAAAATGTGAATGGAATTTAGATGTCAATTACATAGAACCATTTCAATTAACAAAATATGATGTTGGTGATTTTTATGACTGGCACATTGATGAGTCTGACTGGACTCCTGGTAAACGACAAGGAAATAAGATTCGCAAAATAAGTTGTACTATTTTGTTGAATGATGATTTTGAAGGTGGTGAATTTGAAATCCAAACAACAGAGAAAAAAGTGATAGAATTAAAGAAGAAAGATATAATTATTTTTCAGTCTGATACTCCACACAGAGTAAGACCTGTTACATCTGGTGTCAGACATTCTTTAGTCGGATGGATTCAAGGACCAGCATATAAATGAAATTTATTAAAGAGTACAAACTATCAGACTTATCAATTTGTGATAGGTTGATCGATCTCTATAACGATGCAGATAAAAAAGATCTGACTTATGCTGGACGTGTGGGTGGTGGTAGTATCATTCCAGAAATTAAAAAGAGTAAAGATTTTTTTATTGAAGATGCTGGACCATTAGGTTCTGCAAGCGATTATAAATTTGATCTATACAAAAATCAACTTGATGAATTTGTTGAAGACTATCTTAATAGTCTTGATATTATGAATCAAGAATTTGTAATGGAACGATTACCACAGATTCAATATTACAAACCTGGAGATGGATTCTATACCTGGCACGTTGATGGTTCTGGTAAAGATGGTTGTGATAGAGCATTTGTATACATCACATATCTAAACGATGTTCCTGACGGTGGTACAGAATTTTACTATCAAGACTATACAGTCAAAGCAGAGAAAGGAAAAACTCTTTTATTTCCTGCAGGTCTGACTCATAAACATAGAGGACAGATATCTGAGACACAAGAGAAATATATTATTACTGGTTGGATTTGGTGGGTATGAAAATCATAAAGAACTTTTTACCAAAGCAATTATTTGATGCATGTGTAGATGACTTTAGATCAAAGTTAAACACTGATTGTTGGTCTTCTAGTAACTTTGCATGGAAACCATTCTTGAGACAAGGGATCCATGGATCTACTGTAGCTACAGATGTTCCTAAAGTATTCACAAATGAAATATCAAAACTACTGAAACCATATGCTCCTGAGTTTAGTAAGTTGACATGTAGATATAATGTATGGCAACCTGGAGCTGGTATTGGAGTTCATTCAGATACACATCATTTGTTTGGTGCAACAATATATTTGAATGAGCATTGGCATCCAAATGCTGGTGGTTGGTTTGTATGGATGGATCATTCAGATCTCAACTTAGATGAAGACCCAACTAAAACTGACATATTCAAAGCAGTTTTACCAGATGCTAATATGTTAGTATTAAATGATTGCAGTGAAAGTCATTTGGTAACTACTGTTGCTCATGATGTTCCTGAGTATCGATACACTATTCAGATATGGGGTGACTTGTGAATAAACCTATTGTTATTAAAAACGTATTGTCAAAGTCTGAGAGAGTAACACTCTGGGATTATTTTGATCGTAAATCTCCTTCTATGAATAGTCTTGCTACCTGGACGTTCAACAATGCATCGTATGGTCATGGAGATCCTGTATCCTGGCAGCATCCTCTCAGGACAGATTTAATCTTCACTAAATGTGCTACTACAGTTAGATTGAAAATGATGAAACACTTGCGTAGAGATATCAAACTATGCAAGATTCACGCTAATGGTCAAACTGCTGGACAAAATACTATCTTCCACAAAGATTGGGAAGAACATGGAGTATGGACATTCATCTATTTTAATCAACCATACTGGGATGTAGAATGGGGTGGAGAATTTGTATGTCAAACACCAGACGACGAATATCACTTCACTCCATATGTTCCTAACAGTGGTGTGTTTATTCCTTCCAATTGGTTGCATAAAGGACAACCACCTAACAGTTTAATTGGAAACGATATCAGAACAACAATTGCTTTCTCTTTTTGTGATCCTGATATTCATCAACAAATTATTTCACAGACTACAAGAAAATGGTATTAGGAATTAGAGGATATCCAGTAGATGTTGATGCAAATGAACTCATAGATTTTATTGATTCATCTATTGAAAATGGTAGTCTTACTAAAAATATGGCACATGTGTCCAAACTCACTTTCAATGATGGTAAAGATGATTTCTTAGAACAAGACAATCCCATGATCAAAAAACTTAGATGGTCATTCTATGATGCTTGTTCTAGATTTTGGGGTATGGATGTGTTTGACTATAATATGAATTCGTGGGTGTATGTTGATTGGGACAAAAATCCAATTGAACCATATATGCACTGCCACAATCCAGAGAATCCATTTACATTGTCTGGTATAATGTATGTGAAGTTGGGTGAATCTGGAACTACTATGTTCCCCATACCAAAAAGAGATCCATACTACTTGCCAAGTAAAGAATTGATGTGGTTTATTTTCCCATCAAATCTACCACACACACCTGGCAAAGGAGTGGAAGATCAAAAACGATATAGTATAAGTGCTGATTTGTATCCATGATTTACCAACAAAGTAACCTCTCATTTATATCAGAGAAAATACCAGACAATATATACAAAGATCTTCTTACATATACAAAAAAACGTAGGAAAGATGAGACATGGAATTACAATGGGAGATTAGCTGGTGCTTTAGCACAACAGTCTAGTTTGTCTGAATGGAAATATGAGTGTCCTAGTTTTGAAGATTATGTAATTAATCTATCTAAAGAATTGTGGAATGAAGTATATGAAACTTGTCCATGGGATTTTCAAGAGACAAGAGATGTATCTCCTTTCATCAAGTTGAGAAACCTTTGGGTAAATTATCAAAAACAAAATGAATATAATCCAATTCATACACACTCTGGCATTGTAAGTTTTGTTATCTTTGTTGATATACCATATGGATCAGAAGAAAGAACCACGCATAGAAGCAATGGTGCATTTCAATTGGAAGCGGAAGTATTGCCAGTTGACAGATCTTGGAATGGTGTCATACTCATGTTTCCTTCTACGACAAAACATGCGGTATATCCATATAAATCTACTACAAATGAAAGAGTAACTGTGTCTGGTAATCTTACTTGGAATGTGGAGGGTCCTGATGAAGAACATTATTAAAGACAATTGCATCAATCCAAACTATCAAAACCTTATCGAAGAAACTCTGAGGTTTGATACTGATTTTAGATGGGTCTACCATGACAACTTAGTTGAAGATGGCATAAGTCAGTTAGTAGGATTCTCTCATATGTTCTTACTCAATGGTAAATCTACTAGTAGTTACACTGGATTGTTTATGCCACTGGTATTTGAAGCATGTCACAATACAGGTATTAGTATATCAAAAGTAATTCGTGGCAGATGTTTTTTACAGACACCTGGAACTAGAATTAATGAATATGATTCTATGCATGTAGATTTAGGTGATCCACATATGGTTTGCCTATACTATGCTACGGATAGTGATGGGGACACGTATTTTAGTGAAAGAATGTACGGAGATCCGATTGCTGAATATCCTATAAATAGCACAGTATCACCCGTAAAAGGGAGATGTGTTTTCTTTGATGGACTACGCTTCCATGCAAGTAGTAGACCTACAGAGAAACCTAGATTTGTAATCAACTTTAATTTCATTCCTTGATAACTATGGATCCCGTACAACTTAAGGCAAATTTTGAGGAGCAAATTGCTACCACAGAAAAGCAGATTCGTGAACTCGAAGAGAATCTAAAAAAAGCAAACGAGTATAAAATTAAACTACAAGGTGGTCTAGAAACCCTAGGTCTTCTAGAAGGAGAGAAACCAGAAGAAGCACCAGCAGAGGCACCAGCAGAATAATCCCTAAATATAAAAGAAGGGATTATTGTGTGTAATGGCATCTCCAAGTTCTAGAGCTGAACTCATCACATATTGCAAGAGGCAACTTGGCGAACCCGTGTTGCAAGTTAATATTGATGACGAACAGGTCAACAATGTAATAGACGATACGTTTCAGTTCTTCCAAGAGAACTGCTACAACGGTATGGAGCGTGCATACTTATACCACGAAATCACTGCTG